CACGACGCAATTATTACGGTTATTGATGAATTTCCAGAAACTTTTGATGCGCTCGGATGGGACAACTTTCAATTAGCGGCAATGGATGAACAGGTCGCTTACCTCAACGAAGCAGACTCAACACCTTCGGGGTTCATTCCACCGGTAATGACCTCCTACCCTGAAGACTCCCCTGCCCCTACAACGGAATCAATTAAGAATGGGTCTTCCGGTGGCGGTGACGCTGTTCCGATTGAAGCCCCTTCGACCATGAACACCCACGAAGCAGTCACAAGGGGAGCGTCTAGCGTTGGCGCTGCTGGGGCAACAGCGATTGTTCAGTACATGCTCGTTTTTGACGATGCAGCCCAACAACGGAAATGGTATGACTTCCTGCGCTGGCTGCGCTCCGATCCCGGAACCGATGGAGAAACAACCGCAGAAAGACTTCTCCATTTCCTTGACTCCCATGCGAATTACCGATGAGAGAAAAAATCACCGCCGCAGAAGCAATCAGAACTCTGAGAACGGCTGACGCTTCATCACTTTTTTATTACTCGCAACACATCGCAGAAGTTGTCGAAACTCTTCTATATAAAGCAGATTTACTTGCTTCTCTTTTAAGAAGTTTGGATGATCTGGAAACCTCAGAAATGGGTCAGCCCTTATCGGCTATTCGGATTTCCGCAAAGGTTCAGAATGAAACCCTTCACGGCCTTTTGAAGGAAATTGCTGCAATCCAACTTGACTCAACTGACTCTCCTTTCTAGAAAGGGAAATAATGACCCGCCAAAGAATGTTCCTAGATATTTCGTGTGTGGATGCGGCTCGCGAAAGAATGCGTCACGTCTATGACACTTTCGACACCGTTTGTGTTCAATTCTCTGGCGGGAAAGACTCCACTGCCGTTCTTTACCTAGCAAAAGAAATTCACGAAGAACGAGGACTCGGACCCGTAAAAGTCATTTTCCGAGACGAGGAAATGGTTTCCCCTGCTGTCGTTCGCTTCATGGAAGAGGTCAGAAATTACGACTGGGTGGACATGGAATGGTACTGCTTGCCTTCCGGTGGCGAAATTTGGGTTTTGGGCAGGCGAGAATACGTTTTGCTTTGGTCGGAAAAAAGAGCAAAAAAGGGGCGCCTTGTTCGAGACATTCCCCCTTGGGCAATTCGCGCAGAACATTTTGGGCTCCCGTCCAATCAAACGATTCCCCAGTCTGTTGACTATTACACGATGCAAGGTAAAAAGGGGAGAACTGCTTTCATTACGGGTGTGCGAGCGAATGAGTCAATGATTCGTTACCGCTCGTGTGTGCAAAAACTTCACGAAAATTACATTGTGGTTCCCTACCGAATGAAAAAATCAATTCCCCTCCGTTTCGCAAAAGTGATTTACGACTGGACCACGGACGACGTCTTCAAATTCGTCATTGAAGAGCATGGCGGAAAATTTTGCGAATACTACGATTTGGCTGCAATGACAGGTTCTAATACTCGTGTTGGAATTCCTTTGCATTCCGTGGCGATTCGTAGAATTGGTGATGTCGTTGCGACTGAGCCAGAATTTTACGATCGGCTTGTTGAGTGCTTTCCTCAGATTGATGCCCAACGGCGCTGGTGGCCGGAATTCGATATTGAGACTTTGATTGCTTCTTATGCTGATGAGGGCTGGCAAGGTGTTCAAAACTGTATTGATGACAACATGCTCACTCCCGGAATTAAGAGAAGGGCTATGTCATTTTCGGCAGAGTTTAGAACCAAGCACAAAAAAGATCCTTTCTCTTATCCCATTGAATGGCTGATTAGGAATCTTTTGCTCAACGAATTCAATTTGTCTTCCGTGACCCCTGTTGGTCCGAAAACTAGAGCGCATGCCATGCGCATGGCTGCTGCTCAGGCTGAAGCAGATGCAAACTCACTAGACGCACTCGATGATTACCGATAAGGACAAAAATGTTTAACTTTGAAACTGTTTCCGGTGGAATTTTGCGACCAGCCACTTGGCGCTCCACTTACATTTTGAAAACCGATCAAAAGGTTTTGAGTGAGTCATTACGAAAGTACGGTTGGGTTTCCCCAATTATTGCTTCTGTCAATGGCAATGTCATCATTGATGGACATGAGCGTTGGCTCATCGCTGCCGACGATCCGGAAATTGTTAAAAGGGACAAAGGTTTAGTGCCCGTGACGTGGGTTGATTGCGATGACATTGAAGCAATGATTATGCATGTGCGCTTAAATCGTGGGCGTGGACAACTTTATGCCAAGAGTCTCAGTTCTTTGTTGAAGAAGATTGTTCGATCGCGTGCTTACGATCAGCGAACTTTGGGTCGCATGCTGGGCATGAGCAATGATGAAGTTGACCTTCTTTTTGATGGCGGTCTTTTGAAAAGCCGAAAAGTCAAAGATCATGTGTACTCCAAGGCTTGGATCCCAATTGAGGCTCCAGCCGGTACGACTTCTGCAACGATTAACATCGAGCGGCCACCTAACGCCGATCGTTGAATGTTGGGCTAATTCTTCTAGGCCTATGGTAACTTCTGAATAGAACGTTTGTTTTTTTGGAGGTTTTCGATGGTCGTCCCTACAGTGCTTCCCGATGAAGAACTTGAGGAGGAGGAGCGCGAGGAAGAGGTTGAGCCCGAAGAGGGCGGGCGTAGGCGAGCGAATTGGCTTCGCCGTTTAGCCGCACGCGGAATTCGTGCAGGCACTCGGGCTGCTCGGCGGCGACGCGCTAGGCGCAGTTCGTAATCGATTGATCGGACTGTAAATAATGTTGGTTTCGGTAGAAGATTTGGCGACCTACATGGACGTCAAGTTCACCAATCGTCAGATTCGTGCGGTTGAAATGATTCTGCAAGGACTTCACTCTGAGTTGGAGTCCAATCTTCGCCGTCCCATTGAGGTCAATGCGTACACGGAAAGCCACATGATCCCTTCCGACTTCGGATCATTCCCAGTTTCGGCGCATCTGTACGACTTCACAATGGACACAACGGGCAATCCTCCGAATTACGTTCGGCCTGCAGTGACCATCTACATGAGAAACTCTCCGGTTATTAACGTTGACTCAGTTGCGGTTTATCCGCCCACCGGTGGCGCTTCAGCGGGTTTGGTCAATGGAACCGATTACATTGTTCAGCGATATGGAATTGATCTATATCGAGCGCTTTCAAACGACAGGGTGGAAGTCACCTATACTGCTGGACTGGATGGCGAAGCGATTCCCCATTTGAAGTTGTTGATTTTGAGGGCCGCCACCCGAGAAGCGCAAAACATGCATGACGATGTAGTCGGCCTCAAGGATTTAGAAACACGGAACGTGGCTCCGTTGACTACGGGATTCACCGAGGAAGAGGTGCGTTCGGTTCGACGCTGGCGACGAATCAGGATCTGACATGGCCAGAATTAAGATTGATGTCGACTCGGCTAGAGTTCGTCAAGAACTGCGCAAAATGGAGTTGCGCTCAAAGGCTTTTCAGCCGCTTTTCGAATACGCTCGGCAAAGATTGGCTCTTGCTAATGCGGAAAACTTCACGACTGGCGGCTTGCCGGTTGGTGGGTGGAACCCTCGCGACGAGGCTGAGCGCTGGCCAATTATGCGTTCAAGTGGACGGCTTTTTCGCTCTCTTACGACCTTGCGCGGCAACCCAAATGAAATTAATGCCACAAATGCAACTTTTGGCACAAAACTAGACTACGCAAAGTTCCATCAGTATGGAACAAGTGAAATGGAACCCCGAAAAATCGTCTTTGAGCCACGCGGGTTTGCAAGCGACTTAGGGAAAAAGGCTGCCGCTTGGGTCGCTAACGGGATCTCACCGACATGATGCAGGGATCCGCAGCAGCGAAACGGCTTGTAAATAATTATCTTGCCCATGACCTCCCGGAAAGGCTTACAACTTACCGGAATCACTGGCACCTTGACGAAGATTCTCTCCCTGATCCGCTTTTGTACTTGACGTACGAGCCGGTGGCTCTTGATACTTGGCCGACGATTATTACGGTGGCTATTTCCACGCCACAAATCGGTCGCGTGGATTACGACAGTTCTTTAAATCCCGAATATCACGTTCGCTACACAATGAGAACATACGTTTGGGTGAAGGCGGACGGTTCCGAATACTGCACCGAAATTCGTGACAATATTACAACGGTTTTACGTTCGGCACTTTTGGATCATGCCAGTTTGCGCACCGCTGATTACACCGACTGTGGGGCAAGGGTTGAGGAAAGCAATTTGCGGGAAGAATTCTCTGATCTGACCTTAATCAAAGGTGATCGAGTTATGGCTGGCGCCTATATCGGTTACGACTTAACTTTGACAGAACACATCACTAGGCGCAATGTTGGAGAATTGGGATCCGTTGAAATCGAAACGGAAATTTTAGAAGATCCACTTTCTTGGTAGCCGTTGCAGAAAAACCCTCATTTGGCCCTGTACTATCCAATTAGTTTTAAACCAGCAATTCATTACACCGAACAGCAATTCGGATGTAGTAATCTTGGCATAGATCCACAAATGGAGGAGCGCCCATGCCCGGCGTAGTTGTAACAACCGCAGTTCGAACCGGACCATCAACGGCGAACACTGCACCAGCGTCTACTTTTTTTGTAGCAGGCACCGCCGAGCGTGGGCCGATTGACGAGGCTCGCCTTGTTACCAGTCTCCTTGACTTTGAGGCAATTTACGGTGACTACGAAGCATCCAAAACTCTTTATCAGCAGGTTCAAACCTATTTTGAAGAGGGTGGCGCTCGCGCCTACGTGAGCCGTGCGGTTGGTGCAAGCGTTGCTCCCACTTCAGGCTTCCTTGTTGTGGAGAGCGCTCTTCGGATCGACGCCGCAACACCCGGCTCATGGTCGACAGAACTTGAAGTTGAGATTGTGGCAAATGCTGCGTTGAAGTTTGCAGTTCGACTGATCCTGAAAGACGAATTGGTCTACACGAGCGGTTTCGTGGCAACCGTGGACGACGCTGTTGCTGCAATTAACGGCTCCAGCGTGGCGGCTTTCTTTGTAACGGCATCCACGGAGACTGGTGAAGGCGAAACGGTTCTCACTGACAGTGGCCCAACTGCCCTCTCGGCTGGTTCAACGTCAGTTCCAACAGAAGCCGAACTTGTCGATGCCCTTGAGTTGTTTGACAATGCTTTGGGTGCTGGCGCTGTCGCCATTCCCGGCTATTCGTCTTCAACGATCTGGGATGGCCTTATCGATCACGCTCAGGCGAACAACCGGATTGCGGTTCTTGGTTTCGCTTCAGGTGATACGGCAAGCGATGCCATCGACACTGTTGAGGGTTACGTGACCGAGAACGGTGAGTACGCTGCGTACTACTTCCCGCATGTCACGATTCCGGGTCCGGGCGGAACTTCATTGACGGTTTCCCCCGAGGCTTACGCTGCCGCTAAGCGCTCCATTGCCCATAACACTGTTGGGCCGTGGCAGCCGGGTGCAGGGCTTCCCTCCCGGGCACGTTTCGTCACTGGTCTTGCAACTTCGGTTCCCAAGACGACCGGTGAAGAACTTGACGATGCACGAATCAATGCGATTCGGATCATTCAGGGTTCTGTCCGCATCTACGGTGCCCGTTCCGGGTCTGATGACGAAACCAACTTCCGGTACATTACGACTCGTGACACGCTGAACTACATCGTGTCGCAGGCTGAGCAGCGTCTTGAGGACCTTGTGTTCTCTCCGATTGATGGGCGTCGCAGCGTTTTCGGGCAGGTGGAAGCACGGCTTATTGCTCTGCTTGATCCGCTTCGCACCTCCGGCGGCCTGTTTGAGGCTTTCGACACTGAGGGCAACCGTCTTGACGCCGGGTACTCAGTTGAGGTTTCTGACGCTCTGAACCCGCTGAGCCAGTTGGCCAACGGTGTGATTCGGGCCAAGGTCGGCGTAAGGGTATCGAGTGTTTCCGATCGCATTGAGATCGAAATTGTCAAGTCCAATCTCACGAGTTCAGTTGTCTGAGCGGAGGAATAATGTCAAGCAATAAACTTGCACAGCGGCAGATTGTCGCCAGCATCAAGCCTCTTGTTGCTGGTGGCACTTCTGGCCCCGAGTTTCCCGGGTATTTTGCTCAGGTTTCGGGTGGAGAGATCACCGCGAGTGTTGAGAAGGTGTACGACGGGGGTTCCACTTTCCCTGAGGTTCTGTGTGCACCGCCCGAGATTGGGGACATCACGCTTACCCGCCATTTCGACCGTGGTGATGCTCGCCGTGACCACGAGTCTCTGAAGTTGGTGCGTCAGGGTGTTGGGCGTCTCCGCTACGACGTTACGGTCTTTTCACTTAACTGCGATTTGGTTGAGTTTGGGACTGAGCGTTCCTACGCCCAAGCCCTTCTGGTGGGCGTGTCCGAGCCTGAGGGCGATTCGTCGTCTGGGGCGCCAGCAACTTTTTCGCTGACGTTCTCAATTTCTCAGGTTTCGGGCCAGACCCAAGCCTAATTTACAAACATTTGACAAAAGGGCGTTTTTTTAACGTCCTTTTGTCGCGTTTGGGCACTCGTTGGTGCTAAGTTGGCGGGCATGAGCGACACTTACGATTTCAGCACAACTTCAGAATTGAACACTGAGACGTCCAAGGACGCTTCAGGCGGGAAGGCAAAGAAGGACGAAACTGAGGTTAGTGTCCTTGACCGTCTTCGTGAGCAACTTGCGAAGAAGGTGGAGCGGCCACGCATCCTTATTGAAGTTCCTGAGCGTCCGGGTCTTGCTATTGAGGTGAGCCCCAACATCACGCAGCATCAGATGCGGGCGTGGCGCAAGAATGCCGGTGAAGGCACAAAGCCCGGTTTTGATCCGACGAAGTTTGCTTGTTATGTCATTGGTCATACCACGACTGGTATTTACATGGGCACTGAAGAGGTTTTGGCTGAGGCTGGCCATTCTCTTTCTTTTGCTTCGCAGGACATTCTTGACATGACTGGAACGACTCGTCCTATCCCTGATTGCATTCAGGCGTTTTTTGGACTTGATCCGCACGTCGAAGCGGCAGCCCTTACGATTATGGAGGCTGCCGGTTACGGTGATGATGTTGAGACGGTGGACCCTACGACGGAGTCGTAGACGAATTAGTCGACGACGCTCGCATTAAGACCGCTGCTCGCCTTGGCGAGTTGTTTGGCACTGACCCTTTGGTCATTTTGGATTGTTCTGATGATGACTGGCTGATTCGTTTGGCCTGCGCTCAGGTGATTAATCGGGACCGTAAAGCCCAGCAGGAAGAGATGGAGCGTCGCAGGGGCTGATTCTTCCCTGCTGACGGCGAAATAAGTGGCAACATAGGATCATCATGGATGAGCGCGTTGTCATACGTATTGAGGTAAATGCTGACACGAGTGCCATTGATCGTGTTCAGGCAAAGTTGGCTGCTTTGTCGTCTCAGGCAAAACTTGCTGACGGCAATTTGGGTGGGGCGTCCGACAAGTTAACTGATCTTTCTGGCGCCAGCACTGACGCTTCTCGGTCGACTGATAAGTTAAGTAAGTCGATGAGGGGGGCGAATCGGGATTCTGACCGCCTGTCCAAAAAAGTGAATCAGACAAGCCGAATGTTTGAGATGCATCGCAAAGTTGTGGGCGGTGTCACTTCGATGCTTTCAAAGGGTTTGAAGTTTGCTCTTTTGGGCACGGTACTTGAGTTTGGTTTGATGGCGGCTGCCCTTTCTTCAGTTAACGGCCTTTTGGCTGTTGGAAGAGCAACCATGAAGGCTTTTAACTGGATGATGTCCGGTACGGCGGCGTTGGCTGCAGCGGCGACGGCTGCGCTTGCTACTGTTGCTGCTGCTCAACGTGAGTACAACGCTGCGATGGTTCAGTTTCAGTATAAAAGTGCTCCGGGTTTGGGTAATGGTACTGCTCAGGCGATGTCCGCTATGCGGATGTTGACGTCTGATACGAAGTTGGCTTCTTTTGGGATGGAAGCACTTAATCAAACTTTTGCGTCGATTTCTAAAAACACTGAGGTTACGGCACCTTTGAAAGGGGCTCTGAAAGGGCTTGGCGATTTTGCTGTTGCTGCGGGTGGGGACATTGGGAAGAATTTGGCTGCGGCTGGCGAATTTTTAGGTTTGTTGCAGAAGGAAGGGAAACTTACTGCTGAGGTTGCTCAGGCTGCTGGGGCTGTTGGCCCGCAATTTCAGAAAGCAATTGAGAATGCCCAGAAAATGGGTTTGACTGGTGCTTCCGAGTTGATGAAAGCGTTTTCCTCTGGAACTTTTGCCGAAACTGCCGGGATCGCAGGTTCTTTGGATGCGGTTAACGACACGTTGATTGGTCGGGCTAAAGCGTTTTTTACTTCTGTGGTCAGCATGTTTGCTGATTTGGGTCAGGCGTTTTTACCTGATGTGAAAGTGGCGTTTGACAAACTAACCAGAATTTTTCGTGTAACTTTTGCCCGCATTTCTGGCGACATGCTTGCTTTCGATATGGGCAACATGATTCAGGACATTGTTGATGTTATTGGTAAGGCTGCAGATCTTTTCGCTGACCTTTTCGGAAAATATTTGCCTCAGTCCGAAGGGATGATGGGTGGGATCAAAACAGCGTTTAGGGAAGTCAAAAACTTTTTTGACGATTTCAAAAAATCACTTTTAGGTTTAAGTGATGCGGCTCGTGTTGTTACGGACACTTTCGGTCCGCCAATCATTGCGTTGTTTAAAGGTTTGGGTGACGGACTGAACTACACAGCGAACTTAGCCCTTGAAGATCAAGATCAGTGGCGTGAATGGGGTGAGACGTTAACAAATGTTGTTGACTCCATTCTGAACTTGTTCGGTCAATTTAAAAACTTTATTAGTGCCAACTTGCCGATCATTAACGGATTGTTCAATGCTTTTGCCTCCATTATTGACGTGATCGCTAAAGGTTTGGAGGGCTTGGCCGCTATTTCGCGCGGCAACTCGGCATTAGGTGGACTTCTTGGTTTGGGTGCCGTTTTAGGTGTGGGGGGTGGTCTTAGTGCTTTAAATGCGAGGATGGGTCGTACGGGTAAAGATCGTGTCGGTGGCAGGTTGGGGCGTGGGGCGGCAACCCTTTTTGACACAACTAAAGCCGGAAAGGATCTTGCTGACGGGTTGAAAAGTAAAGCGGCAACCGTTTTGAACGGAACTGAAACCAAATTTGACGAAACTGGAAACAAACCCTACCGCCGCTTTGGCAATAATGTGTTTGGAGGACCCACTCCCGGCGCTCCGGGAACAGACGCTGGTCAAACCATGCAAAACATGACGGTTCGCGCAACCACCGTTTATGTGAACGGACCTATTTCTGGTGGTGGCGGTAGGGGCAGAGGCGGAAAAGGCAATCCAAACCAACCTTCGCTTTTTTCTAGCGCAACCCAAATGCCTGCGTATGCCATTTCACAAACTTATGGTCCCGATTCGCCAGTGAAAGGCCCTTTCCAAGATGAACTTTTGATGACCGGCAATGTTGGTCGAAAAGGTTTAGGTGGGATGATGGGTCGAATTAAACCGATGGCTGGCCGTTACGGTCCGGGCATTGGTGCCCTTGGGGCGCAAGCGATGATGCTAACCAGCGGCAATGAGGCGGCTGCACCGTTCCAGATGGCTGGCGGCATGGTTTCAATGTATAACCCGCTGCTGGGTTTGGGTATTTCTGCGGCTGGTACTGCTTTGACTGCTGAAACCGCTGCCGGTGGTGCGATTTCTGGCGCTGCTGCGGGTGCAGCGATTGGAACAATGATCGCTCCCGGTGTCGGTACCGCTATTGGTGCTGCCGTCGGAACAATCAGTGGAGCCATTGCTGGCAGCATCAACAAGGGGAATCTTGTAGAGAGAGAAAATCGTGAACGTGGCGTATCGAGCGGTATCTACGGGGCGGAGAGAACTGGCCGTCGACTGGGTTTATCAGGTTTGACCGGCCTTGAAAACCAATTGAAGCAAGAAAGAAATAACCTTAGGCGAGCCGAAGATGCAATGCGATCAATTTATGCTTCAACAACAATGGAGGAGGAGCGAGACCGTTACTATGAGCATTATGGGTTAGGCGATGGGGCCGGAGAAAGCGCCTCGCAGCGCGTGAAAGATGCCGGTAGGGAGTTAATTATTCAAGATCGCATTGCTGCGGCAAAAGAATCGGGCCTATTGACTGGAGCAGAAATTGAGGTTCTTGATTCGATTGCGGCAAATAATGTTGCGGCAGAGGATGCAATAAGAAACTATTTAGACGGTCTTGAAGAAACGGTTGAACAAAACGAAATTGTTGCACGTGCTCTTGGTGAAAATTATCAAACTAATGTGAATTTTCTTAAAAAGGCTACGGGGAAAACAGAACCTGAAATTAAATCTTTGGCTGCAACTTTGGGGGTTGATTTAACAAAATCAACTCAGGATGCCTCTGTGTTGCTTAAAGATTTTGGAATTACGTTGGCGGAAACGGTTGACGAAGCAAATTCGCGCATGCGAGGGCAAATGCTTGAGAATATTGAAAGCCTTTTTGGTGAAAGAATCAAAGTGTTGGAGGCACAGGAGGCTTTAGATCAGGCGACTGAAGAGGTTTATCAAAACAATGGAAAGTTTTCAAGCGAAAAGGATATGTTAAATTACGTTTCTTTAATTGGCCAGCAGGCGCTATCTATAAATCCTGATGATCCTTTTGGACAGGCATTAAAAGTTGAAAAAGTTTATGGAAGTCCAGAGGGCCTTGCTTTTCAACCGGGTCAACAACTTGAGGGTCGGGGCTCGGAAATGAGTCCAGACTTTTTTGCCAACGTTGGACTACTTATTCAAGGAATGCGGGAAGGTGGCATCTTAAAGGCTGTTGAAAACTTGACGGCTTTTGTTGGTGGTACCGAAGCAGGGAAATCTGGTCTGCAATTTGATGCGGAAGGCGCCAAGGCTGCCATTTCGTCTTTGCCGTTAGAGCAGCAAGCCCAAATAGTCCAAAGGTTAAATTCCCTTTCAGATACAGAAAAAACTTCTTTTGAAGAGACCCTTGCAAATGAGCGCAGAAGTCTGGGGGCATTAGGAATTGACGATGAACCTTGGGCAGCGAAAAGAGCACTAAGCACTTTTCTTGAAGACTTAGGACTGATGGGCGTTACACCAGGATTTGATGAGGTTACCACAGACAGGGAAGCCGAGTTTTCCGATGAGCAGAAAAGAATTGCCGAAGCGCTTAGGCAGGGGTTCAACTCGGTCATGGAAGATCCTCCGGAGTGGTGGAGCGGGAAGCCTAGTTGGTGGAATGAAAAACCGGCAGTATACGGTGTCAAACTTAATGATGACGGCTCGATTGATAACGATGACGATCCAAGTACGCCCCAAGACACCCCAACGAGTCGCCTTGCCCGCACAATGGGACGTCACAATTTTTACAACTCAATGCTCCCCGGCAAACGAATGGTCACATCGTCCCTACGGAACACGAATCTTGGGTCCCTAAACTCGGATCACCTGACAGGCAACGCATACGACCTAACAGGTCAAAACCTTGTCGGATACTCAAACCTTGTGAACCAGTCCGGTGGATTCGCAGAGTTCCACGGTTCAGGTTTTGACCGGCACCTTCATGTTGTTCCGGGAGCAACACCGATGGGTGACACAATGACACCTGCCGCAGTTATGGTTTCAGGCGGTGGAGGCGGTTCTTCTACCGCTTACAACATTACGATTAACGCAGCGCAAGGACAGGACCCGAACGCTATTGCTGCTGCTGTTATGGCAAAAATTGATGACCGTGATCGCAACATGAAGGAACGGGCATAATGCCGGTAGCAAAAATTCCTTACGCCAAATGGAACGACTATTTTTATGGTTGGAGTCAAAAGACGCGTTCTCGGGTTAGGCCGCAAATTTTGCACACCGGTCCGTTTGGAACTTTGACATTTACGTTTCCGTATGCGCCTCGGGAAGTTTCGTATTCTCGTCTTGCTGGAACTTATGCTGAAATTGAGCGTCCGGGACAGTATCCGATTTTGGATAGGTCTGCTAATCAGTTGATGCAAGTTTCTTTGCAGTTTCGGGTTGCTGACCCGTTGAACTTTAAACCGAATGGTGAATGGGGTGGTAGTGGCGGTTTGAGTTCGATTGAGGGGCAGTTGGACAAACTGCGTCAAATGGCTCTTTTTCCGGGTCGCATTTTGGTTTCGCAGATGGATGCTTTTTTGTCTCGTCCTATTGCTCCAACGGGGGAAATTCGTCAGGGTGGCAGAGTCGCCAAGTTTGCGGCTTTTCGAATGACTGATCTTTCTATTGATGTTGTTTATAGGAATCTTAGTAATGCTGCAACGCAGGCTGACGTTTCAATGACTTTAGTTGAAGACAGGAACCCTTTTGTGTTTGCTTCCGTTTTACCAAAAATCGACTATTCAGACCAACCACAGGCTAGGTCTGGTGCTGCTTCTGGCAATAGTCCAAACGACAATGCTGGCCCGAACGAGCGAGACAAAGTTTCAGAATTGTTCCAACAATGACTTTTCTTGATCTTTCCATCGGAGACATCGGCTCCTTCAACATGTCTCAAATCAGAGACGCTGTCACGCGCCTCGATTACTCATGGACTTTAGACTCCGTGTCAGAAGTTTCTTTTGACGTTTGGGACGCCGACTTTCTACTCATAAACAGAAATTATTTTGTGCCACGTCGCGACGTTACTGTTGACGGCAACCTGTTCGAAATTACTGTTATTGACATTTCGCAAGGACCCGGACAGTCGCCATTGGTTAAAATTCAAGCCCGTAAAAAGGCTGCACAGTTAATGAAAAGGGATAAAAATCCTGCGGCGTATGGTGGCGGCACCGCAACCGATTATGCTCGTGCCGTTGCTTCCCGGTTTGGTTTAAATTTTGTTGGCGAGCCCACTGCTGCTAAAGCGGTGCAAATTCAGTCTTCCAATGAGGGGCGTCCACAGTCAGTTTGGGATGTTCTTAAAAGTAATGCGAGTGAAGCGCAGTTTGTTGTTTTTGAGTCTGACAACACATTGTATTTTGCTAGCGAGGTTTGGCTTTTGGGCAAGTGGGCAAATGTGCCTTTTAGGTGGCCGACCTTAGATCCGACGGACAGTTATCCGCTTTACGAAATTCCTAACTGCCGAACATCTGATGATGATCCGAATGCCGCAGAAATTCGTTTTGTTGTTGATCGCACTAATGCGGTGAATTTGCGTCCGGGCATGACCGTTGTCTTCTCAGGAATTAACAATTTTGATGCGTCGTACCTGATTTCTGAAGTGTCGTACAGTTGGGGGTCTTTGAACCCTGTTTCTGTTTCCGTTCGAACCCCGGTAAAACCTGAACCTAAGCGGCAATCTCGATGAGTAATTATTACGCTCAGCAACGTTCCGCAAAAACCGGTCAGTCCCCAACCGGTGTTTATTTCGGCAAGGTCACTCGTGTTGATTCTGACTTGAATCGTGTGTGGGTGGAGATTTCACGTTTGGCTCGTGGTTTTCAGTTTGGGCCGCTGGCTGTCATTGCTTCCACTTTGCCTGTTGTGGGTGATCGTGTCGCCTGCCAGTTCATGGAGGAAAAAAGTAACGATTTGATTGTTCTGGGGGTGGTGAAGTCTACGACAAGTTTGGATTATGTGATTCCCGTTGTGTGCACTTCTTCTTCTCGTCCTGAGAATCCTCCTGCGGGTACTTTGATTTTTGAGACGAACACTTTCAATGTTTTGGTTTGGAATGGCAGTTCGTGGGGTGGCGTAGAGGGCGGGTTGAATGTTTTTGGGCGGACGGCAACGTATGGGGAGGATCCTGAGTCACAGTTTTATGAAGTGACGTCAAGTGATTTGGGAGCGTTGCTTCGCATTGTGCCGGATGCGTCGGAATCCCCCAGCAGTCCGCTTGTTGAAATTACTATTGAGAAAGGTGTGGGCTCGGTGGGAAGCAGGATCGAATTTGTTCACGACCTTTTTTCAACGGGATCATTTGCATTTGGGTTAAGCGAAAGCGCAGACGCACTGTTTTTGCCCCCAACCGGCAAGTTGGCCGCACCCAGAGACAGCGGAAGTCTGGTGGTGGCTACAAAGGTTTATGAAAATGTCGAAGTTTTTGCTGTTTTTGTTGACGTTTGGCTTCTTTCCGGCGACTTGGCAGACGACCTATGACTCTTGACATTGATGAGATTCAGGCCCGTTACCGGCGAGCAGTCAACCGTCACGCCTACGGCCCACCATTGCCCCCTGTAGGGGCGTATGCGGCCCTCCAAGTAGTTTTAGGCGTAGTTCCTTTGGAGCACGCAGCGAATGCCGTAGGGGTTGATCCCGATGATCTTGTCCAAGAGGCTCTTGCGTGGTCTGCGGCACTGGAATTTGCAAATCAACAGGTGTTGTAGGGATGTGATTACGGGAAACGTGAAAGAATGGTGGGATGCAAGCCTTTTCTTTTCCGTTTAGGTTTAACCGAGGCAAGGTTGTGACTGTTGACGACCAAACCGATGCTTACGCTGCCCAAAAAATTTTGACAGCAGTGTCAACAAGGTTAGGTGAACTCCCATTACTTCCACAGTTTGGGACGTCCGATCCGGAATTTGAAAACTTTGACGGGGTTGGACTGTTGTACACGAATACAACATACTTTCCGGAAGTGAAAATTCTTGAGGTTTATCAAAGTATCGAAGAGGGAAAACTTCAAATTCAAGTTGAGTTTGAGAGAACGGCAGGACTGGGGTAACAAGTGGCATCGCCAGACATCAGCAAATACATTGACTTAACCGTTTACGATTTGCAGCCAGAAGAAATTTATGATGCTGCCACCGCATACGCTCGTACTGCTTTGCCTGAATGGTCACCGGTCAGCGGGTCCATCGAGGACGCATTGTTGCAAGCCGCTTCCCTGATGACCGGTGAACTCGTGGGCGCCATCAACAGGCTGCCAGCAGGAGTCACAGAAGGCCTTTTAAAACTATACGGAATTGAGCGCAACATTGGTACCGCTCCCAGTGCAGTTGTGGAGGTGGAACTGGTCGACGACGTCGGGCACACCATTCCCGTCGGAACTCGATTCGGCTATTTGGACTCCACTGAACTCGAACCGATCCTTTACGTTTTTGAAACCACCGAACAGTCAACCGTTGCACCCGGAAACACCACGGCAATTATTCCGATTCGAGGGATTCTTTTAGAGAACTACCCGTTCCTTTTAGCGGGTCAGTCACTCCAACTTCTGTCTTCAATTTCATTCATCGATTCCGTAACCCTTACGGTAAATAGTGACCCCGGGCAAGACCCAGAAACTGAAACACAATTTCTTGATAGGGCAAAAGCCGCATTTGGGCAATTCTCAGAAGCGCTTGTTCTGCCATCACAATTTTCGAGACACGCCCTTTTGAATTATGCAAACATTTACAGGGCGAATGCCTACAGTCGCCTTCAAACAGAACGATCTATTGACGCTTGGGAGTTGGACGGCGGGACAAGCACCCTCACATTGGATCTAGGTGCCGCTCACGACGTCACGGCGGCTGAGCAAATTAGAATTCTTTTAGGTGAAGAGGCGATTGACGGGGTCTATTTGGTTTCGTCAACATCTGGAGCGTCACTTACCGTTGAATGTGATGGTGAAACAAATTCCGGAAACAGTGGCGTAGTCATTTCGCACAGGCTTCAAAACCCAACACCGGAAAACGGTTACTTGACCATTTATGTTGCCGGAGTTGATGGTGCATCCGTAAACGGAGCGACACTAGCGACCTTGGAAGAAGATCTTACTGATCGGTCTGTGGCTGGTTTGCAGATTTACGCATCAAATGCTGCCGAGGCGTCACTAACAGTGACCGTAGACATTGTGAAAGAACGCAGCACAACAATTTCCTCTGTTTCCCAATCGGTTGAGAACGCTGTTGCGGAGTACCTGCACCCCGATTACTGGGGTTGGGATGATGTCATTTACAAAAATGAACTGATTTCACTTATTGACAGTGTCCCCGGAGTTGTTCGAGTAATCGATGTAGAAATCGAGGCCGCCGATGCAACCCTTGTTGACGTCGATCCAGTTACAGGAGACGGCACTTTCCTTTTAAAGGGTTTGCTGCCACGTCAAACAACTTTAGTAAACGTAAACACGGGGTGACCTGACTGATGTACGGCTCAGTTCCAAATCTGCTTGATTTCGAAACCCAACTTTTAGGTAGCGGGATTGGTCGGTGGGTTGCCGATGATAATAGTTCGGTGGGGCGATCATCCATTTTGGATGGGGACATTTTTGCCGAAAATACTCTTGCTGTTGAAGTTCTGGACGGCAGTTCGGCTAGTGCTTTTGTTGAGGAGATTACAATCCCTCAGATTTACCGTAGGTGGCCTGCAAGGTTTCACGTTTACATTGGAACGAATTCTTCTGCCTCACTAAACGTTGAACTTGAAATTGAAGGTGATGCCGCAGGAACTTGGACGGCTTTTCCGGAAAGCGGAAAACTGTTTCAGGGGGGCACTTGGCACATGATTGACGTTGCTAGTGAGGTCAACGACAGTAACGATTTCCCGAACCTGAGTTCGGTTGCAAAGGTCACTGTTGGAGCATTTTGGGACCCATCAGAAACCGGTCCGAAACGTTTGTACGTAAAGATTCCTACGGTGAGCATTCCTCTTGCTGTCCGTTTCAATAATTTTGCTGCAGAAACTTGGTTGCGTTTACCGGAGTACATGCAGGACGGTGACCGTCAGCCGGACTCACCAGACTTTCCATTGTTGCGTTTCATTGACGTTGTTACGGCTGTAAGTGATGCGGTGTTTAAAAAGTGGGAAGAGTTTCGTTACCTGTCGCCCGAATCAAACGGTCAGATTCTTAAGTCTTCCTCTCTTTCCGATCCCGAAAAGGCATCTGTTGAAGTTCTTCTTTGGTTGGCTCAGTTCTTAGGCTTTGAATTTCTTGATCCAAGAATCGGTGCTACTTCTTGGAAGTCGCTTCTTTCGACGGCTGATCCGGTTGACGAAACACCCACTTGGGACGAATTTGTTACGAACATTGACGCTGCGGAGGAGCCAACTAACGGCACCTTGGAGTGGACAGAAATTCAAGATCTGGCTGATGACATCAGCCCTGAGACTCTCCGTGCCTTTTTCAGTTGGCAAATCAGTAGTGCGGCATACGGTCTAAGAGGTGGAACGACCGCCAGTTTGAAAGCCGCTGCACGGCAAGGGCTTATTAACCCTAACGGCTACGTCAACATTGTAAAAAATGCTGACGGCGACCCATTTAAAATTCGGGTTGAGGTAGAACAGAGCGATCTATCCGATACTGAAACAACTATTGAAGAACTTCTTGCTCCAACAACACCGGCAGGGTACGAGATTGAAGTCTCCGCTGTCACATTATGAGTTCAGATAAACTGAGTCCGGAGGATTGAGTTATGTCAGAAACATTGCCACGCACTGAAGTTGTTGTTTGGGACGAAGACAGCGACGAATTCACACGCGTCGACATGACCGATTCCCATCAAGGCATCGAAGATCGTGTCGCCACTTTTTTTATTGGCGCTTCTTTACCCGAACTCGCAGAAGAAGGAACCCCAGAATACGCAAGGGCTTTCTTCCTGAGAACATCCGACTCAGTTCTGTTTCACTCGAACAACAGCGGCACTCAGTGGACTTCAGTCACGGCTTTTGGAACGCCAACAGGAATTGCACCGGGCTCCTCAAACACTGCCGGAAGTTCTTCAAACATCGCTCGGGCCGATCACGTCCATCAACTTCCCGGATTCGGCTCGCCTGTAAGTGTCAGCACCGGAAACGCTGCTGGTGACGCAGAAACTTTTGCCAGATCAAACCATGTTCACGCTATCGGAACCGGTGCAGTTTCACAGTCAACGATGTTTGCCGCAGGTGTGGTAAGTGACGCTGCCTTGGCAACTGATTCGGTATCAACGAACAAAATTGCTGCGGGCGCAGTTACCAAAACAAAAATTGAGGCTGCTCAACAAATCCCAACAGGGGTCATTTGGGCTTACGCTGGATCGGCTGCTCCCACTGGTTGGGTTTTATGTGATGGTGCTGCAATTAACAGGGGCGGCGTCAATGCCGATCTTTTTGCGCTTTTAGGTACTACTTACGGGCCGGGCGATAACGCCACGACGTTCAATGTTCCAAACTTGAGCAACCGTTTTATTCGTGGTGGGACGCCGGGAACTACTGGCGGTGCCGATTCCGTAACGTTGACGACTGCCCAATTACCATCACATAGTCACAGTATTGGCACTTTGACAACTGCCGGTGGAGGGCAGCACTCTCATACTGGAACAACTTCATCGGAGGCTCAACACTCACATGGTATGACCGAGTCGCCAAGACTTTTTGATAACACTGGCGGGTCTGGACTCTGGCTAGGTGCTTCTGGCTTTTATCAAGTAGGACTTCAAACAAATGCCTTCATTCAACAGCCAGCGCACAGTCACACTTTGACTACTTCCGTTGAGTCGGATCACACCCATACGGTTTCCGGAACAACGGCGAGCACCGGTTCGGGGTCTTCTGTTTCCACGCTTCCCGCTTTTACGGCTATGCGTTACATAATCAAACTGTAAAATCATTTACCACAAATACTTTTATGTCATCTAGTAATCTGGATGAATGCAAACATTTATTGCCAAGTACAGCAATCTTCATTTTAGTATCGTTTTTCTACTTGGGCGAATCCTTGCTCTTCTCACCGTTTCAATTGCTTTTGCGGGTGCTGTTTCCCCGTTTTTAGCAATTCTTGCGATCGCAATTTGTGGAATTTGCATCCTGTCTTTGGCTTCAAAGAAACTTAAATATTTTGCAAATTATGCGTTTCTTGGTGCTGCTGCCCTTTGGGGTGGTGTTGCGACTGCTGCGATTCTTGATGAAGGTGACGTTCTGAGCGCAACCCTTGCGATCATGCTTGCCATTTTTGATGCGTCCTCTTTCACGTCACTTGGATGCAAGGAGAGGAAGAAGTGACAAATAACATTGTTATTGCAGCGGCAACAGTTATTACCGGAATTCTTTCTTGGATTGCTGGTCGAAAAACACAAAAATCTCAGGACTCGTACCACATTGACAATCACGAACTTGAAAAAGCACGTAGAATTGATCAGGCAACCGCAACTCTTTTAGACGGATACGGAAACATGGTTGAAGATCTCCGGGAGGAAGTTGCAAGATTGAATGAAGTCATTGACGACTTGCGGAAAGAGCAAGAAGAATGTGAGCGTCGTAATGATGAGATGGAGTCTTTGATTCTCGATTTGCAGCGTCGTTTGGCCAATTTGGAGGGGGAGCGAGATAGTGGATGACACGTCGGCTTTTTCGGAGATTATTCGTGGGGCGATGCCGGATCGTGTTATTTCAAATTTTGTTTTAGTTTGTGAGGTTTTGACTGAGGATGGGGCGGAGTTGACGATTGCGACTTCGGACGCGATAACGCCATGGCTTGGCCTTGGCATGCTAGTATCTGCTACGAACATGTTGCAAGAGACAGCAACCGGCGAAGACGAGGATTGACATGGAAAACCACACCACTACTGGCGAACAGACTCTTGATCAGGCTTTGAAGGGTCTTGTTCTTGGGGTTCTTGCTTGGCTTGCTGTGAAGTATGAGATTCCTGAGACGATTATTGTTCCGGCTACGGCTGTTGTTGCTGCGTTGTTGGCTTGGGCTTCTTCTCGGGTTGGTAAGGATCGTGCGACGGCTTCGTTTTTTGGTCCGGTGCATGATGGTCCGTCTTTGTTTGAAGACGAGTGAATCTCTGCTTTTTTGCGGGTTTTTGTCTCCTAGAATGGGGTAGTCCGCTAGGAGGTTCCTGTCAATGATTGCCGGTGTTTATAGGATTAATTGTGATCAGGGCGCAACTTTTGAGCGCACTATGACAATTTACAATCCTTCTGTCGGCGGCGCTTCGGCAACTCCTGTGAATTTAACGGGCTATAGCGCCCGCATGCAGGTTCGTCCTGAAACCGATTCCAATGAAATTATGGTTGAGTTGACTACCGAGAATGGTCGACTGACCCTTGGCGGGGTTGCTGGAACCATTGAAATGGAAATTGAAGCGGACGTAACAGAAACATTTGACACCGACGGTGTTTACGACCTCGAAATTTACAACAACGCTGGCAAGGTGTACAGGGTAATCAAGGGTCGGTTCGTTGTTGAACCAGAGGTGACCCGCGATGCCGAGTGAAGAACCCAACAAAGTTGAGATCCACGTTGTCGCCCCCAATGACGTCAACGTGGAAGAAATCCGTAACGTTGTTGAAGTAAACGAGTCCGAACCTACTGAGGTTTACATTACGACTTTGGGACTTCAGGGTCCTGAAGGTCCTCCGGGTGCGACTGGCCCGCAGGGTACGACTGGTGCTGCTGGCCCTACGGGGAACACTGGTGCGACTGGTGCGACTGGTGGTGTGGGCGCGACCGGCCCTCAGGGGGCTGTGGGGGCGCAGGGTGCGACGGGTCCGCAGGGTCAGATTGGTCCGCATGGTCCGACCGGTCCGACTGGTCCTACCGGACCTCAGGGTGCGACTGGCGCGAACGGTGCGACGGGTGCGGTTGGTCCGACCGGTGCAACTGGTGTGCAAGGCGCGACCGGTGCCGTTGGTGCTACGGGTGCGGTTGGTGCGACGGGTGCGACCGGTGCGATTGGGGCAACCGGTCCGCAGGGCGCTGTAGGGGCGACTGGTGTTCAGGGTGCGACCGGTCCGCAAGGGGTGGCCGGTCCTGTCGGCCCGCAGGGTCAAACCGGCCCGCAGGGGGCTATCGGGCCGCAGGGGGCGACGGGAGCGAAGGGCGATACTGGGGATACCGGACTGTTGGGGGATACCGGCCCGCAGGGACCTATTGGTCCGACTGGGGACACGGGCTTGCAAGGCGAGGAGGGCGACACCGGCCCGCAGGGGCCAACTGGTCCGCAAGGCGCTGTGGGTCCACAGGGGGCTGTTGGCGCTACGGGTGATGAGGGTGACACGGGTCCGCAAGGCCCAACCGGCCCGCAGGGGGCTATCGGGCCGCAGGGGGCGACAGGAGCGAAGGGTGACACCGGGGACACTGGTCCGCAAGGTGCGTTAGGTCCACAGGGAGACATTGGCCCAGAGGGAGACACCGGGGACACCGGTGACACCGGTCCGCAAGGGCCGCAAGGACCTCAAGGTCCACAGGGTGCTGTTGGAGCGACCGGGGACATTGGGCCGCAAGGTGACGAAGGGGACACCGGCCCGCAAGGCCCTACAGGCCCACAGGGGGCAATCGGACCGCAAGGCGCTACCGGAGCGAAGGGTGACACCGGCCTTCAAGGGGACACCGGCCCAACGGGGGCGACTGGGCCTCAACCGCTTTGGAACTTCACTGGCACTTACAGTGGTGGTGCCTCTTACGCCGTTGGTGACATTGCTACCTACAGTGGATCAACGTGGTATCGAATTGATGCTCACGGAGGCAACGTCGGTGACACTCCAGTCGAAGGATCATTCTGGACGGAGATTGCTGCGGAGGGTGCTACAGGCCCAACTGGTCCGCAAGGCGCTATAGGTCCGCAGGGCGATACCGGACCGACTGGTCCGCAGGGTTCAGTTGGCGCGACCGGCGACACCGGCCCGCAGGGCGATACCGGACCGACTGGTCCGCAGGGCGATGAAGGAGACACCGGTCCGCAGGGCGATACCGGCGACACCGGCCCGCAGGGGCCGACCGGGCCGCAGGGCGCCATCGGCCCGCAAGGCGCTACCGGAGCGAAGGGCGACACCGGCGACACTGGTGACACTGGTGACACTGGCCCGCAGGGCGACACGGGAGACACCGGGCCGCAAGGTGACACGGGAGACACCGGTCCGCAGGGGGTGATCGGTCCGCAAGGAGCCACCGGGTCACAGGGTCCGACCGGGCCGCAAGGCGCGATTGGGGCGACCGGTCCGCAAGGCGACACAGGACCACAGGGTGCTATTGGCCCTCAGGGCGCTACAGGTGCGCAAGGGCCGCAAGGCGCTACGGGAGCGACGGGTGTTCAGGGTCCGCAAGGTCCGACTGGTAACACCGGCGACACAGGTGCGACGGGTCCGCAGGGCGCGAACGGTCAGTCTTCTTCGTTCTACAACTACAAGGTGAAGAACAGTGCCACGAGCGGTGATCCCGACAACACTTACCTGCTCTACAACAACGCTACGCAAACGTCAGCGACGGCAATTCACGTCAGTCACATTGACAAAGACGGCTTTGACGTTGATATTTTTCTTGGCTTGTTGAACGACGGCGATACGTTCGTGATTCAGGACGCTGCGTTGTCCGACAACTTTCAACGGTGGGAAGTGTCCGGTACCCCAACGTACTTTTCTACCTATTGGGTTTTCCCGGTAACGCTTATTGATAGCGGAGGAACAGGAACAACCGGTTATCAAAATAACCATGAAGTTATTCTTGTGTTGGCGTTGACTGGTGAACAAGGCCCACAAGGACCTACAGGTCCAACCGGCCCTCAGGGAGCGACAGGTCCACAGGGGGCTACGGGTCCGCAAGGCGCGACCGGCCCACAAGGCGCAACTGGTGCAATCGGACCGCAAGGTGACACCGGTCCACAAGGACCGCAGGGTGCCGTTGGGGCGCAAGGGGCGACCGGCCCGCAAGGTGCAACTGGAGCGCAGGGGGTCATCGGCCCACAGGGTGATACGGGTCCGCAGGGAGCGACGGGTTCACAGGGGCCGCAAGGCGCTACGGGGGCAACTGGCGTTCAAGGTCCGCAAGGTGCGACTGGTGCGCAGGGTCACACCGGTCCGCAAGGTGCGATCGGTCCACAAGGTGACACCGGTCCACAAGGACCGCAGGGTGCCGTTGGCGCGCAAGGTCCGCACGGTCCGCAAGGAGCGACCGGACCGCAAGGTGCAACTGGACCGCAAGGTCCACAGGGAGCGGTCGGTCCACAGGGTGCGACGGGTTCGCAAGGCGCCACTGGCCCGCAGGGTGCGGTCGGTCCGCAGGGTGCGACAGGTCCGCAGGGAGCAACCGGTCCGCAAGGGGTAGCAGGCCCACAAGGTGCAACCGGACCACAAGGTGCAACCGGACCTCAAGGTGCAACTGGGGCAACAGGCCCACAGGGGGCAATCGGGCCACAAGGGGCCACCGGACCACAAGGTCCGCAAGGTGCTGTTGGTGCGCAAGGCCCGCAAGGCGCAACGGGGGCGCAAGGTGCAACAGGACCTCAAGGAGCGACGGGGGCGCAAGGCGCTGTCGGTCCGCAAGGCGCCACCGGCCCACAAGGCGCTGTGGGTGCGCAGGGGCCAACTGGTCCGCAAGGAGCCACCGGCGCACAAGGGCCAACCGGACCGCAAGGAGCCACAGGCGCACAAGGGGCCATCGGACCGCAAGGCGACACCGGGCCGCAAGGACCACAAGGGGCGGTAGGGGCACAAGGCCCTCAAGGTGCAACAGGGGCACAAGGCCCACAAGGGGCGACCGGTGCACAAGGGGCGATCGGCCCGCAAGGCGACACCGGGCCGCAAGGGGCGGCAGGGCCGCAAGGCGCTGTCGGTGCGCAAGGCCCCCAAGGCGCCACCGGAGCACAAGGAGCAATCGGCCCGCAAGGACACACCGGACCTCAAGGGGCGATCGGCCCACAGGGTGACACCGGACCGCAAGGACCACAAGGGTCAGTAGGCCCACAAGGTCCACAAGGTGCTGTTGGGGCGAAAGGTGACACCGGAGACACCGGACCGCAAGGGGCCGTCGGCCCACAAGGCGCAATTGGTACCACCGGCGCTGTCGGTGAAACGGGTGCCACTGGTCCTCAAGGTGCGACCGGTGCGAACGGTGCGACGGGTGCTGTCGGCCCGACCGGCGCAACTGGTCCGCAAGGCGCAACTGGTGCCAACGGCGCTACAGGACCGCAGGGTGCTGACGGGTCGTTCATCTCAACTTGGGAAAGCATATGGGACTCGGGGACCACCTACTCGGTGGGTGACATTGTTGCTTATGCCGACACGGTCACCGGATTCGGTTTTACGATCGGTTCATACATCGCCACGGCAGGCTCCACCAACGAAGCGCCCATTGTCGGCGGCACCGTGAACACCGCCTATTGGGAACCTATTGCGGCTGGCATCCAAGGTCCGACAGGTGACACGGGCACTGCGGGCGACACAGGACCGCAAGGTGACACAGGTCCACAAGGTGAAACCGGGCCGCAAGGCGCTTCCGGCAGCGGAGGCGCAGACCTATACACTTGGACCCTCTACAGTTAAAGGCACATCATGGCTTCAACACCAAACTTCACATCAACACCACGGATCGGCTTAGGTTCTGTCTCAACGGCAAACACCAACCGTGACGGCACCGGCACCATCGTCGACATCATCACCGGCGCCGCCACCGGCACCAAAGTCAACGAAGTCGTCATCAAATCAACCGGACGGCCAGCAGACTCTATTCTGACCTTGTTCATCAACGATGGTTCCACAAACTGGTTGTTCGACGAAATTGACCTCGGCGCCCCTGCCGCCTCATCAACTACAGCAACCGCTTACCGGACGACCGTGCAATACGCCAATCTCGTACTTCCCAACGCCAGTTGGAAACTACGAGCAGCGGTCACTGTCGCCCCAACCACTGGAGCGATCAACGTCATCGCGCTCGCTGGAGATTTCTGATGCCAGAATCTGGCTTGCTTGGCTATCCGGGAAAGGGGCCACCGGTTGACCTTGACCCCAATACGCAACTGTTTACGTCTAGTGGTACGTGGACAAAGCCTGCCGACTGCCAGTGGGTGCGCGTCATCCTCGTCGGCGGCGGCGGCGGTGGGGGAGGGGGCGGACGAGGTACAAGCGTTGCCGGTTCGCAAGGCGCTGGCGGCACCGGTGGCGGTGGTGCAGGCATGTCATTTATTGATGTGCCTGCCGGTTTGCTGCCTTCCACTGTGCCAATCACTATTGGGGCTGGCGGTTCTGGAGGTAATGGTTCAACCACTGCCAACACTCTTGGTTCAAGTGGTTCGAGTGGCGGCACTTCTACTTTTGGTGACATTCTTTCTGCTTCCGGAGGAAGTGGTGGTGGGAATAACACCTCCGGTCAAGCGGGTGGCGGTCAGGGGCATTTGATTGGCGGGAACGGCAGCGCTGCATTTTTTGGTCAGGCAAACGCTTCTCAGTCTTTGGCAACTGCTGGTGGCGCTGGAGGGGGTGGACCCACACTGGGGGGGGCTGACATTGGGGCGACGCCAGCGGGTTGCGCAAACTCTGCAAGATCACCATTTTTGGAACCGCAAAAATACGGTTTGATTGGACAGGCGGGTCACGGGGGCGGGTTCAATATTTTTGGGACCCGCATTAACACTGTTTCCAACGGCACTTTTGGCAATGGTGGCGGAGGTGGAGGGGGAAGCAAATCCGACTTCAATGGTGAAAATGGTGGATCGGGAGGCGACGGTTACTGCCTTGTCGTGGGCTACGGCACAAAGACCAAGCCAATTGACGTTCAAGAATTTACAACTAGTGGACAGTGGAACAAGCCGACGGATCCAAGACTTTCAACAGCACGAGTGTTTGTGATCGGCGGCGGTGGAGGTGGCGGATCGGGTCGCAGGTGGGACTATAACAACGGTGCACGCTTAACCGGTTCGCACTTGGCTTTGTCCTCCGGATCAGGTGGATCTTTTGCTTCTGCTCCCGATTCCGCACCACTTTCAATCACTGGCGATATTGACATTCAAGCAAAAATTGCTGCGTTCAGTTGGTGCGAAGGTGACCGCATTATCAACAACGGCAACATTGAAACTCGTACAATTGTTTCTAAATGGACAACACTACTCAACCAACGCTCATACCATCTATCAGTAAATAGTTACGGTCAACTCTTGCTTTTCTGGTCAAATAATGGAACCACTGAAAATTCAGTTACCGCCGACGCCACGCTTGATTTTGAAAGCATGACTGTGAAGTGGGTGCGTGCAACTCTCGATGTCAACAATGGGGCATCAGGGCGTACCGCCAAGTTTTATACGTCTGACGATGGAAGCACGTGGAGCCAACTCGGCACAGATCGTGTTGTTGCTACTACAACTTCAATTTTTGACTCAACCGCCGTTTTGAGGGTTGGAAATTTAACCACTGGAACAACTTCCAATAAATTTGAAGGGTTTGTATACAGGGTCATTATTAAGAATGGCTATGACGGCGCTGGAACCACCGTTTTTGATGCGAACTTCGAGACGGCCACTGCGGGGGCGGCTTCATTCACGGAGTCGTCTGCCAACGCCGCCACGGTGACGATCAACAACACGCCTACCAACGTGTTCGGCGGCGGCGGCGGCGGAGGCGGAGGCGTTTCATACTCTGAAATTCCCCTTAGTTTTTTACCCCAAACAGTCGACGTCACTGTTGGTCTCGGCGGCGCTGGTGGTGCAGGGAAAACCGTTGACTACAGCAACGGCAACCATGGATCTTGGGGCGGAAAATCCTCTTTCGGAACGTACTCCGACGCTTTAGGGGGACAACGTGGTTACGCTGGCGGTTCAAGCGCTGGAACGAATGCAATCGGACGAGGTTCAAGTATTCACCATATGGCGTACAATTCCTATAACCCCGGCACTTTGACCGGTGGAGGATCGTCTGGCACGGGCAACATTCCCAGTGGAGACACTATGAGCACCTCGGCCTACTTGGGTTGTTTTATTACGGGTGGCGGTGCTGGTGGGGGTGGCATCAGTACCGGTGGAATGACTGGGACAGGCGCATCCTCTCCAAAGTCTTTGGGTTATGGAACTATTAGCAGTGCAACGACTGCGGCAAGTAATGGTGCAAGCATTTACCCGACCACGCTCGGCATGTTCGGTTCAACGGGTGGTGGCGGCGGCAACAGCAACGCCGCTTCGGTAAACGGCGGCAATGGGGTGCGAGGCTCTGGCGGCGGTGGTGGTGCGGGAACCACTACTGGCACGACCTCGGGCGCCGGTGGCAACGGTGGTAATGGTTATGTGTTGGTGGTGTGCGTCTGATGGTCTACCTAGTGATCGCAAACAATGTTTGCGTTAACCGCATCGCCTACGACGGCGGCGACTGGTCACCACCCTCCGGCACGACCATCGAACCCGAAGGCGAACAAACGGTTGACATCGGTTGGGTTCGTGTTGGCGGAGTCTGGGGTCCTCCGCCTGTTGTTGATGTTGAAGAAACGGACCAAAGTTAAAACATTGGCTTAACAAATTTGTGGCTTTGAAACCAAAACTGGTATACTAGAAACCTGCGACCGCTCCCCCAATAGGGGCGGTCGTTTGCATTATAGGCCGACCTAGGAGGATCAATGTCCACCAGCCGCAAACCCAGCAAACCCCTTACTATCGTCACCCTTCTACTATTCGCAGGAATCGCAATGTTTGTGCTCACCGCACCAAGCATCGCTCCCGAACCGCCACCCACAGCGGCACCACCCGTCGAAACAACGACACAACCCCCAACAACTCTCCCACCAACAACGGTGCCGCCAACAACCGCACCACCCGCAACAGTTGCACCCGCAACCGTGCCACCAACAACAACCCCACCGGCACCACCCACAACCGCACCACCAGCACAAACCATCGAATACGAACCCGGCAGCATCGAAAACATGATCTGCACCGCATTCGGTGACCAATGCTCAAAAGCCCTATCAGTGGTCCACTGCGAAAGCCGGTTCAACCCCGGAACAGTCGGAGCCGCAGGCGAACGCGGACTATTCCAAATCCACCCCGTTCACATCCCCTACCTTTCCGACCGTGGAATGTCTTGGGAAGCAATGTTCGACCCAGCCTCAAACATCGCTTACGCCCACGACCTTTACAGTCGTTCAGGTTGGGGGCCATGGACATGCGCTTAATGTAAGGTTTCCCGCATGGAAATTGGTGTTGATTCCTCAGAACTGATTGATGCCCTTTCAACAAAAATTGCAAAGTTGGTAGTTGAGTTGGAAACAACGCGTCTTGCGCTAATGAAGGCTCAGAAAGCAATTGTTGAACTTGAGGGTGTCGCTGTTCGTGACGGCAGTGTTGATCCTCTTCCGTATGCGCCGGGGATTCAACGGTGACTGCTGTTGATGCTGATGTGGTGTGGCATAACGACGGCCACGTCATGCTTTTGCAGTTAAATCGTTCTGAAATTCAGGCTTTGTATGTTTCGTGTCCTGAGGAGGGACCTTGTCAACATCCTGTTCATGGGTGCATGGTCAGGTATTTCATGTTGCGGTTTGGTCTTGAATGCAACGTTGGTGTTGCCCCACCTTCACCGGAAATGCCGATTGCTTGGAGTCTTGTTGGTGATCCGCACGATTTGGATGCAGCCCAAGTTTGGATTATTCCAACAGCGGATGAGGCGTTTTCGGCGTGGTTGGTGACTCAGCAGGGCTAAAGATTTTATGGTGTGTCAATACGCTTCGTAGCAAGCGGTGCAGTAATCGTTTATGGAGCAGCCTCCACACCAGCCGCAGTGGTGACAGCATGGGATTCCCGCAGCCTCGCATAAGGCGTCAAGGTGGGCGGCAAAGTCGTCGGCAAGATTGTCGCGTTCAGTCCGGTAGGTGCGAGCGTGGCGTGCCTGACGGCGCCATCCAACGAACAGGGCGCCGGTCAGGAACCCCATGCTGATTCCGTTCTAATGGCGTGACGTTCGCAAGTGACGCAGCGACGAGCAGGGTTATCGCCCTGTTCCCACTCGCTATTGAACTCGCGGTGGCATGCGGCCACCCGACCGTTCAGGCTGTAGTGGTGCAGGCTCTCCCGTTCGGGGTTGTGCCACCAGCCGGGTATCACGCCGACCTCGGCAATGGTCGGACGGCGGGGACGTACTCGCCGGTGTCGGCGGCAACAAGGGTTTGTGACACCCATCGAAGTACCAGTTTGCGATCCCCTGTGCGGGGACCAGTCCAGTACCGATGCCAGTGAGCGCGCCGCAGATGCGGAGTGACTGCTCTGCCTGTGGGGTCGCTGGCGCTACCGGCAGCACGTGCGTTCCGCAGGACCGCTCCCACCCGGTAGCCAAGGTGGTGAACTTTTGGGGCGTGGGCCGGACCGACACGACGGCCCCCCACAACGGGTTCAGGAATTTCTTCCAAATCGGGATCCGCCGCAGATATATAAAGCATGAGGTTCACGGCAAGAAAAAACAGGTCGCTCGCTGATTTCCATTCGTGCATAATTGTTTGCTCGTCAAAACAGTAGTCACGGTCGTGGAGATGCAACTTCTGCAAGTTGACGGTTGTGGCATTGGAAAGTTTTTTCCAGTGTTCTTCGCTTTCAAGTGGTAGCAACTCCCAAAACTCGCCCAATGGGACAGTGAACGTGATGGACATGGTGCGACCAGTTTCCTGTTCGTGGCCCACCGCAGTCATCCAAATACTTGGCAATACGTTTTTTCGGGCGTCTGTGGCTTGGTGTTCGTGTACGAGAATGCCGTCAAACACCATGAGTGTTGGCGGCTGGTCAAGTTCGGGTGTCATGGCATGGATCTGCGGCTTAGGAAATACGAAGTAGCCGATGTTGTGAGGCCGACGCAAAAAAACTTCATGGGGGGTTTCGCCATCAGGTAGTGGTGTGGCGACAAGTTCTTCACTGAGGTCGGGGTCGACGAGGTAGGTTGCTTTGCCTTGTTTTGCCCATGCGTCGATGGACTCACCGATTAGGTCGTGTTGGGACACGTTCAATTCGGTTTTGCGGTTGGTGATGCTGGCCCGGTATCGCATGAGGAATGCGTTGGCGGTGAGCGCTGGTCCGACTTGTTGTTCCCATTTTCTTTTGGTTTTTGCTAGTACGTGTTTGGATCCCATGGGGAGAGCCTACCACTGTTAACAGATTTTGCAAACTTTGCCCTGCTATCACTGCTCGAGATTGGCCACTTTCCCCTGCAAAGACGCCAAAACTTGCCCATATCGACGCAAATCCGGGTGAGACTCTAGGACATCCAAATTCACCCTATAAGTATTACGACCATTGACTTTTGTTCTTGCTATGACATTAGAACGGACCAAATTGCTTACCGAACGTCCAACATTCGACTCACTAACACCCAAAGCAACAGAGATCTCGCGCAACGTAGCATCAGGGTGCTCCGCAACAATAACGAACACCCGACCAGCAGGAGTCAAGATAGCAAGGGCATCACGAGGCGTATAAGCAATAATCTTCTGCTCATCCAAAGTTCTCAAAACAACCTCCGTTAAAACTTCCGGATCAACTGTTCCTGACTCCGAAATAGCCCTATGTAGTGGCCTTCTAAGAACATGATCACGACGATTATCGTGCCTATCGGAAGGGTCTTGGATTTCCATACGGTTTATAGTTTATACTTTTTGGACCTGCCATATGGACCTTCCAATGGATACCCCAAAAAACAACAATCAGGCTTTGCGTTACGTTGCAGGACCACTTTTTCTTGCATGCTGCGCCGCCGGTTACAACCTAGTTGCTTTTAAAAAAGGGCGTCCAACTATTAGCGAAGGGGTCAGATGGGTTGCTAATCGCGGCGGCGGAGCGGAGTTGGCGGGCGCAATTATCGGTGGGCTTTTAGCCCATTGGCTTTTAAACAACGGACAGGAGAAGATCCTTTGAGTACGTTAAAAGAGCGTCTGGCATTACTCGATTCCCCCCCGCCACAAAAGCCGTGTCCAGTAAAAGCACTTTTAAATCAGTTAGATCCAGAAACAGCGGATTTGCTGGAACGGTTGTTAACTCAAAGCCATAAATCAATTAGATCAATTCATTCAGAACTTGCCTCGTCGGGCATTCGCATTGGACGTGATTCTTTAGCCAACCATCGCAACGGCTGGTGCCGATGCGCCGCACAAAAGGCAGAACAATGAGTAAACCCCCCAAGAGCCTCACCGAACGGTTGGCTTCACTGGAAAACGCCGAAGAAATCCCTGAAGCCACACGAGACAAAACTATTCCGGCGGGCTGGGAACCCGGTGTCATCTGGGAAGGAACCCACGGAACAATCACCACAGGGGCAGTAGACAGCCTGCCCGGAGAATGGGACGATCTTCTCCGGGCGAGAGGACTGGACCCAGAAGTTTACGAAGTTGTCGGAGACACCATGCGTTGGTGCTCATGGGACGGATGGAAACGCGACGAACAAGGTGAACAAGCAGTAAGCACAATCCAGTACTCGTTCAAAGCGGAAATTCGTAAAAAGGGTGCCCCTTTAGCCATCCCAGAAGAGTGCTATCAGGCAGTCCGGAAGGCTAAAAGCGGCAAGAAGCCAAAGCCCACCGGAGACGCCACTTTTGTCGTTGCTTTGTCAGACTGGCAGGCAGGGAACTGTGACGGTGGCGGAATCGAAGCCCAAGCCGAAGCAGCAGCACAACTAGTTGAATCTATCCCGCAAAGGCTTGCAGACCTACGTCGCAGCGGCAACAACATCGGAACCGTCTGCATCGCAGGACTAGGCGACCTCGTCGAAAACTGCTCAGGATTCTACGCATCACAACAATTCAGAGTCGAACTAGACAGACGAGACCAAGTCAAATTCGTACGCAGAGCAGTACGAGACATCTTCATGGCCGTCGCCCCCCACGCCAACCAAATCGTAGGTGTAGCAGTACCCGGCAACCACGGCGAAAACCGGCAAAACGGCAAATCGTTCACCTCGCCACACGACAACGACGACGTCGCAACATTCGAACAAGTAGCCGAAATCCTTGCAGCCAACAAAGACGCCTACGGGCACATCGGATGGCGACTCACCAGAGACGAAATCGCTGTCAGTATGAACCTATCCGGACAAAACGTCGCATTCACACACGGCCACGTCCCCCGACCCAAAGGCAACGCCGCCGAAACGCTATGGGGATGGTGGGAAAAGCAAACAATGGGCCGCAAATACGCAGGAGTAGCAGACTCCAACATCCTGCTCGCAGGCCACTACCACCACCTCAACGTCAAAGAACAACTAGGGCGCACCGTATTCATCGCCCCAAGCCTCACTCAAGTCTCCGAATACTACGGAGACCAAACAGGGGTACTCACACGATACGGAACACTCAGCATGGTCCTCAACCATGACGGGTGGGGAGAAATGACCCTCCTATAAATCCAAACAGCAACACCATCTTTCACCCCACCACACCAACACAGGACCCACCATGAACAACAAACCCCGCCGCCGCCCACTCATGGCCGTTCAAAAACCAGCCAACCCCACCAAAAAAGGCGCTTCTAACAAATCCACGACACCAAAACCCGTCCTTACATCTGACATTTCTACAGGGGGGGAACAAACAAACACAGGGGAAGCAAACCCCCACCAATGGCCCATCGTAGAAATCCTATGGGTAGACGCAGTAGCAGACGGCCTCCTCGAATGGATGGACCCACAAGACACCGAAAACATCAAACCAGTCCAATCCCTAGTAGTCGGCTACCTACTCCAAAAAACCGACACACACACCACCGTCGCCTCACTCATAAACGAAGGCTCCACAGCACACATCCTCTGCATCCCCAACCAAATCATCCTCCAAACCCGTTACTGGCAAGGAAAAACCCAGTGACAAACCCACTCAACAACTACACACAAAACCACCAAAACCAAACAAATCCAAACGATACACACACAACCCAACCCCCAAAAACCAAAAACTGGAGAACACAAGCCAACTGCACCGGCAAAACAAACCAAATGTTCCCCAAAAACTACAAAGACATCACCTACATCCCAGCCGCCCGAAAACTCTGCCGAACCTGCCCAGTAAAAACCCAATGCCTCGAATACGCACTCGAATTCCCCGCAGCAGACATGCACGGGGTGTGGGCGGGGTTGACGCCTAGGCAGTTGGCGGCGGAGCAGCGGAGGCGGGGTTTGAGGCCTGATCGTCCGACTTTGGCGCAGTTGTGGTCGGGGCGCGGGTAGTTTATTCAGTTTTTGGTGTGTTTATTCAGTGTTTATGCAGGGGTGTGTATTTGTATACGGGTTTTTGCGGGTTGGTATCCGGGTTTTTGCATAAAGTGTTTGTACGGGTGTTTGTACGTACCTAGCGCAACATTACCGAAAACGGTAAACTCGCGCCACAACAACCCCAATGGTTGTTCACCGTCCACCCACACATAAACCAACCCAAAACGGGAACCCGAACTACACAACCCGAATCCCGCACGACACACAAAACCCCATACCGTCATGGGACCACACACCATCATCATCTACCGCAGCACACCGCCCCACCTTCCCGCACGGCATCAACACCCGTTCCCCCACAGCCCACTCCCGAATCATGTCAGCCGGAGTAGGCAACGGTGCTTTCGCAGGAGGCGGCTCAGGAAGCCCCAGATCGTCACGCAACGCTTTTTGAAGGGCTTCCACCAGCCAAGCGTTCAAAGAACACTGTAGAGCCTCACAGCGGTCAATCACCTGATTCTTTAACGTGGCAGGTAACCGAACTTGTAGATATGCCGGGCCGTGTGCCCTTTGGGGGCTACGTGGCATCTGTGATTGGTTCGCCTGCGTCTCGCCGGATGAGGGTGATGAGGTATTCGGTGATGGACATGTCTAGGGCTTCGGATGTGTCGATGAGGTAGTTTTTGATGTCTGGGGGGATGCGGAGTGAGAGGGTGGTTGGGCCGTCTGCTCGGTGTGGGGGTCGTCCGGGTCGGGTGTTCATGTTTTTTGACCTTAGTCTGGTTTTGGTTTTGGTTCGTGTAGTATGGTGGGTCTTGCGGCAGGCTGAGCCCGTTCTCCTTTCCGGGCTTGGGGAATCTGCGTCTGCGCTGGCCCCACCCGGCGAGGCGTTAACGCATAACCGGGAAATTAGTCACTTCTCGGGCGAAGGTTCCCCGGCCTGCCGCATACCATTTACTACTGCGGCGTCTCTGCTCATGCCGATGGCTGTTGGGATGCGTTGGGTGCTGTTACGTCCTGCCCCGTAGAAAACCCAGCCTCCGGGTACGAGGTGGACTGTGCCTACGAGTGTGCCGTCGTAGAGGACGTCAAAAAATTTGAGTGTTGGGATGTATTGGATTCCGGCCATTGATTCCATTTTTAGCCTCGTAGTCTTTGGCCGCAGGCGAGGCAGAATTCGGCCCATGGGTACCAGCGGCGTTGGTTGAGTGGGTGTTGGCAGTCAAGGATGTTGCTGGCGGCGTCTCCTACTGCTTGTCTGATGAAGTCGGAAACGGTGAGGCCTTTAGATTCGGCGGCTTGTTTCCACCGTTCTCGTTCTTCTGGGGTGGTTCTGATGAGGACTTGGGCGACTGCGGGGGAGCCGGGGGTGGATCCGGTGTTTGGTTGGATGGTGGGATCGAGGTGTTCGGCTTCGTGGTTCATTGCCGCTTCCAGATTGTCAACATTTTCAGACATTTTTTTCCTTTTTTGGGTAGCGGCGGTACCAGCCAATGTCACCGTCAGGCACCACTCGATCTTTGTCGTCGTCGACGTCTCCGCCGTCAACAGCCCCGGTGGACAACCACCAGTTCGATTCACTCATCGTCGCTCTCCTCAACAATCTCGGCGTCTTCAACAGCCCCGAGTTCTGCAGTAGGACCCAGAATTCCTTTAATCGTGTCAGACGGTAAAATTCCGGCAGCACCCATAAGTTCAAGAAGTTGTCGCGCTTCCGTTTCTGGATCGAAAGCGTCGATGGCTGCGGGGCTGTCATCTGCACCGGCAAGGACTGCTCGTTGCGGGGCTGTCGTTTCAACTTGCACATTGATGTTTGTCGCATCCATTCCGAGGAGACGGGAACGCCGGTCCATTACAGACAGTACTTGCTGAACTGCCCGTAGGTCGGGTTCCACCATCATTTCTGTACCGTCGTCAAGAGTTACTTTGCGGTGTTGTGTCATGGGCCAGATTGCTTGTTGTAGCGAATCAAGCCGTTCTAGTTCCATTCTTAAAACTTCCGGGTATGCCAGAAGTGCTTCCCGGTTTAGTTTTTCTAGTTGCCGCCGGATTGCTGAGTTGACGGCGTTTGATGTCATTCCGAGACGGCGGGAAATTTCGTTTGCGGCGACACCGGCCTGCCTCATTTTGAAAATGCGGAGGTCTCGTTCGGCAATAAATTCTTTTGTTAGGCCTTGTTGCTGCTTTTCCGCCATGAATGTTGATATTACACCTAGTCGACGTGAAGGAACTCGATAACTTCAAACGGAAAAAGTCTTCCTCGTTTAACTTTAGTTGGACGGTGCCGTGGTTCCCGGTCATTACGGAACCGTCCCCATTTGTAAACGTGGGCTTCTTCTGCCGTGAGGTCCGGCTCGAGAGTCCACCCGAACTCCGGCCACCGTGACCAGACCGCACTACCAAACGGTCTTAGGTCACGGCCACCGGATCCACCTAGTGGGGCGTGATGCTCGAGCCATAAAGCGAATTTGTAAGTGGTTCGAAGGTAATCAAGGTATTTGGCGATGTCGACGGCAAGTGCTTCTGATGTGCGGGAACCTGTGTCAACAAAAGATTTGTAGAGCGGGCCGAGGCAAACGAGATCTGGTTCAGTTTTTTCGATCGCTTCTTCCAAAACGATACGGTCGGCGGGATTGAGGAGGTCCATACCGGCGGGTCGAATGAGGATGTGTGCACCGTCGGGTGATCTGCCACCGATGCGTTTTGCTGCACCAACAATTTTTGTTGACATGCGCCGAATGATTCGTTCAGGGTTTTCCAAGTCCACCGTAAGGGTTTTGATCGGGTCCATTGCTTCGAATGTGAATGGGTGAACTCCCGCCGCAGGGCAAATTGCCATTTGCCGTGCAAGCATGGTTTTGCCAACGCCTTCCGCTGCGACGACGATCACTCGGTCTTGTCGTTCGATGACACCGGGAATAGCCCAGTCGTAAACGTCCTCAACGTGTTCGTTGATGAATTTGTCCCAACCGACGAGCCTTCCGGGGTCACCGATCGCTTCAATGTTTGGATCTATGCGGTCGATCATTCCGCGAATGCGAATTATTTTTTTGTCTACCGTGAGGTCACGACTTTTGATGTCTTCAATTTGTTCGATGATTCGATCAAGCGGATCGGGTTCTTGCTCTGGTTGTTCTTCAACAATGGTTGTTGTTTCTGTCGTGGTGCCGGAAGAAGAAAGAATTTCTAGTTCTTCTAATCTTCCACCGGCGTCGAAAAAGTCTGTGACATCTTTGAACTGTTTTGGTGGCCCCACCAAAGTCACCGCAACACCTTTTTCGACAAGTTCAGTCATAACATCGTTTGCGTGCTTGATGCCGACTTCGTCGTTGTCTTGAATAATCCAAATGTCGCCACCGACAAGTGTCACCGTGTGAATATCCAACCATTTACCGGCGCCACCGGGCATCGTTGTAGCCGTATGACCTAAACCGGCGAGGGTGTCAGCATCTTTTTCGCCTTCTACAACAAACACCATCTCGTTTGCGGCCACCGCAGCAAGAACTTCCGGCAACCGGTATAGAACTTTCGGTGTATCACCAAGCGAGTAAATCCATTCGTCACCGTCGGGCCGTCGTTGACGAAATGTTTTTTTGCCTTCTTCGTCGATGAACCGCTGCTTTTGAAAAAGAAGGTTTCCTTTTGCGTCGCAGTAATCGTAAGAAGCAACAAGTTTCAATTTGGAAGACTTTTTGATAACGCCACC